ATAGTGCCCCCGTAGCCGCTCTGGAGCGTGGCGCTCGTGGGGCTACCCCTGACGTACGCAACGTTGTTGACGCCCCACGTAACCAGGCAGCGTTTGATCGCGTGATCCAGAATACCGTGGAGCCTGACCTCGCGGGGGTCTTGAGCAAAGAGACTACGGCCAACGTACAGGCAGCGAACGCTGCTATGCGTAAGCCTACTGACCCCCAAGCTATGCTGACGGCTGTGACAGGTCTGGAGAAGGACTTGGCCAAGATCGCCAAGTCCAGCGAGTTTGCGGTCAGCAAGACGGTCCAGGATGCAGTGGCGCGGGTAGAGACAGCGCTGATGGACCCCAAGGTGAACCCAGAGCGTTTGAGCCTGCTGGTCGAAGACCTACATACCCTCAACGAGAAAGCTGGTCCTGCCTTTGGTCCCAAGATCACTGAGCTCCAGAACCGCGTCCGCGAGGCTGTGGACAAGTCAACGGGATTCGGTCAGACGAACAAGCAAGGGGTCCTACAGGCCGACCAAGCCGCGGTGGATGCAGCCAAAGACGCAGCCCGGCTGAGGGGTCAATTCATTAGTCCTGAGGGGACCCCATTGGGTGACCGTATCGGGGACACACCTGTTGTTACCGACAAGGTTCTTCGGGACACCATGGGGAACCTACCCAATCTGGACCCCGGCGTGCGCGACGAAATGAATGTACTCGCTGACGCTCTGCGCCGGTCGGAACTGTACAAGCCGACAAACTCTCCTGGACCTACGGGACTGGACCTCACGGAACCCCTGAACATCCTGGGAACTGGCTCCAATAATCCGCTTCGGTGGATTCCCGGTGTACCTGGACTGTCCAGGGCTACCACCGGAAGGGCTAATGAGGCTACCACCAAACAGGCTAATGAGATGATCTTGAAGCCAGGGGAGTGGTCTTCCGTCGAGAACATGCTGAATGCTCTCCGGGATACCCCCCTGACGAACAAGCAAAAGCTGCTCCAGAACGCGATGAACGTTCCTGGGATTTATACTGGCTCACAATTCGGAGATTAATCATGCCACGTAATGGTTCTGGTGTTTACACGTTGCCTGCGGGCAACCCAGTAGTTGACGGCACGATCATCGATACCAACTGGGCCAATCCTACGATGGAGGATATTGCCTACCAGTTGAACAACGTTCTCACTCGCGATGGGCTGCTTACGCCTGCTGCACCGTTCAAGGTTGTGGATGGCAGCATCGCCAACCCCGGCTTGGCGTTCCAAAATGCAGCTGGTACAGGTTTGTACAAGTCTGCCACTGCAGCTGGTTTCAGCTACGCTGGGGTGAGCTACTGGTCCGCAGGGGCTAGTGGTATGAACGTCATGGGCTTGCAACTGGCGTCTGGTGCGCCGTCTGGCGCGGGTACTATTGGTAGTTTGCTTGTCGGCGGTTCGACCATCAACCCTCTTGCGGTGCTTGATGTGCAAAGTACTACGAAGGCCTTCAAGCTCCCAGTAATGACCACGGCGCAGAAGAATGCTATTGGCAACTCTGCCGGTCTGGTGGTCTTTGACAGTACACTTGGCATGATCTCGTCAAACAACGGGTCTGTTTGGGCTGAAGCAGGCGGGGGCGGTGGCGGCGGTACCACTGCTGCAAGCATTACAAACGTACCTTTTGGCTCCATTTCTGCAACCAATGTGCAGGCGGCTATCAATGAACTTGATAGCGAGAAGATGCCGTACGTGGTACCTGGCGCATCGGGCAACTTGCTCCAGTCCAACGGTACTGCCTGGATTTCTGCGCCCTTCTCGTACACGTTCAACGGCAATGTGCCTGGTAACCTCACGTTCCAAACAGCCGGCTCGTTCATCTACGGTAACTTTAGCGATACTGTAAACTCAGCCAATCGGGTCTTCTTCAAGTCTTCTGCGGCGGGCAACCCTACTTATGTAAGCGCACAGCCCGCTGTTGGTGGCGCAGGGTCTGGCTTTGTGGCGTTTCTTTCTGAATCTGTTGCAGGTAGTGCTTACAGCGCCATGACTGTTGAGCCCACTGAAGCGGTACTCATGTCTGGGCGTACCGGCGCAGCGGCGTTCCTCCCCCTTGCTATTCGTGTGGGCGGCAGTGATGCTCTAAGCATTACTACCGACGGTCAAGTAGATATCGGGGACCAACGCACCTACGCTGGGTCTACCCGCAAGTTGACCATCACCAACCCCAGCACCTCACCAAATTCAAATGTAGCGTTGGTATTAGACGCGGCAGCCACCCCTGGGGTAGTGTCGCTGCAACAGTTGTCATCTGGCGAGCTGGTACTTGACAACGGTAATACGGGAGCCACTAGCTCCCTGTATATCCGCGTGGACGGTGGCAAGAACCGGATGATTATCAACACGACTGGTGTTGTCTGCCCGGGGATTCTCGCATTAGGCGATGCTACGTATTCTGCAACCAGTATAGCAACTATGTACTCAAGCTCGGGTACACGTACCCAGCTTTGTAGCGCAAACAACATCGGCTTCGGGCTTGGTCAAACTACTAACTGGGCTGCGTACAGCACCACCACAGGCAACTTCGTTGTTACCGGCACTTTGTCTCAAGGGTCTGACGAGCGGCTTAAGAAAGACTGGGGGGTGCTACCGCATGACTTTGTTACCAAATTGTCGGATGTGAAGAATGGCACCTATACGCTAATCTCTAATGGTGAGCGGTATGTTGGTGTCTCTGCGCAAAGTCTTCAAACACTTATGCCCGAAGCAGTGGGGGAGGACGACGCAGGCATGCTTACCGTGAACTACGGTAATGCAGCCTTGGCAGCTTGTATTGAGCTTGCCAAAGAGGTGAAGGCGCTTCGGGCACGTGTTGAACAACTTGAAGGACTGCTATGAAATACTTTGTCTTTATCCTTGTCCTACTGACCGGCTGCGCCAGTCCTGAGCATTACACCCTGTACTTGAGTACCCAGGCATCCATCGAGACTTCCCGCCATCACGCTGATGCCGAGAAGTACCGTGCTTTGGCAGCCATCGCTAATAGCGGGAGCGACACTGCCAAAGTGGCGGCGGTTATGTCGCTGACTGCCAGTCAGCTCCCCGCATCCGTAGTCAACCTAAGACCCCCAACCAACGAGGCGCTTCAGTGGGCGGCTGTGTTGATGCCGAGCTTGACCAATATCGCAGGTGTGGTGTACGGGTCACGTGTCAGTATGAATGCCAGCAACAATGCGGCTAGTGTGGCTATGAGTACTAACGAGTCATTCCTGGGCATAGCCGGGAAGATTCAGGCGCCTGCTGTACCCCAAGCGAACGTATATACCAACACGATGACCCGCACCACTACCAATACGCAGGACAACCATGCGGTGGACAACCATACTACCACGCTCAATGGTACAGGTGTGCTAGGCGCTGGCGTGTACGCTACAAGTACGGTTTCGGCCAATCGGACCAAGACCACTACTGACAGCTACAACCCTGTCACTACAACCACAACCACGGATAACTCTGTGGCAAATCTTCCCGTAACTCCTGAGGTGGCACCATGAACGTCAGCGCTCTTGTTTCCGCTCTGCGCGGAGCCCCGCAACAGCCCCAGCAACCTGACCTACTGACGCAGTACCGTCAGTACGTACTGCGTACCCAGGAAGCCGGTCAGCAACCCGTGCCCCAACAGCAATGGATGCAGCAGCTACGTATGGGTGCTGGGCAATAGTCGGTAGTCCGGCTTACCGGGTAATCCTATACAGCCCCGGCGACAGGGCTAGACACGCGGTTTTAGCCGACTTCCGGGGGGTCTAGGGGGTAGGTAGCCGGAAGCGAAAAAAGCCCCCTAGGGGGCTTCTATATTAGGTGTACTAGGCTACGGTTGCCCAGCGTACCACCGTAACCGTGAAACAACCATGGTTCGTCGGCTATCGGGTTTCAGCTGATGCTTGTAGAACTCTTTGACGCTGTAGATCAGCTTGTTCTTCCGCAGTGTTCCTAGCCGGGAGTTGAGCTTATTCTCGTCAATCCCCATTTCAGTGGCGATCTGCCCAGTTGATAGACCCGGCTGGTCCCGCATAAGTTGTATGACGTCACGCCGGAACTCCTCGATGCGCTGAAAGTCAGTTAGGGTAGCCTCTTCCACCGCCAGCATAGCTGCGTATGGATTCGGTCCAGCCCAGGTAGTCTTGGGCTCATAGCTCATTTGTAATCCACCCACTTCCAACCCAGTAACTTCTCGGTGTTGGCGATTTGCGCGTCAGTGGTCATCACAACCCTCCTAGCATCACGGTCAGGATCATAACGACGATGGCAGCAATAAGCACGACCTTATCCTGCCAATCCATCGGGCGATGCTCGTAGCCTTTCTGGTCTTTCATTCTGCAGACTCCTTTGCCCACAGTTTGGCGTGAATCTTAATCAACGCCAGCGCGGCGCGATATTCCTGCGCGTGCTGGTTGTTTCCGTGCTCGGCTTGCAACTTGGACTCGAACTCGGCGACCGATCCGGTGAAGCACCCGGTTTTCAGGATGACGCCTTGGTCGGTGGCGTAGGCCACCAGGTACGCAGACCGAGACCCGATGGGGCCAATCTGGAAGATCGGACGCTCGCCTTCCAGATTGGCACCTTCCAGATAGGCGCCTTCCAGATAGGTGCCTTCCAGATTGGCGCCGGCCAGATTGGCGCCGGCCAGATTGGCGCGGGCCAGATCGGCGCCGGCCAGATTGGCGCCGGCCAGATTGGCGCGGGCCAGATCGGCGCCGGCCAGATTGGCGCCGGCCAGATTGGCGCCTTCCAGATAGGCACCTTCCAGATAGGCGCCTTCCAGATAGGTGCCTTCCAGATAGGCGCCTTCCAGATAGGTGCCTTCCAGATTGGCGCCGGCCAGATTGGCGCCGGCCAGATTGGCGCCGGCCAGATTGGCGCGGGCCAGATCGGCGCCGGCCAGATTGGCGCCGGCCAGATTGGCGCCGGCCAGATTGGCGCCGGCCTTCGTCGCCTGCTCAAGCGCGCAACGTGCTGCAAGTCCGCTCGGCGTGTCGTCTGGGATGTCCGCCACGAACAGGACTTCATTCGTCCATCGGCGCTTGATCGTATATTTCATTCTGTGGACTCCGTGATGTAGTTGGACAGTCGTGCTACCAGCCCATCGTTGTACGCCGCCAGTGAGGCATAGTACTCAGCGTGTTGCATGGCGTTGAGATAGTCGCGCTTGGCCTGCTCCAGATCGCGGACAGCGATCTCAAGAGCGGTGGGTTTCGTAAACATTGCTTTCAAGTATTTCATGTTAGCGGTCCTGGTTGACGTAGCCGGGGGTGGGGGGAACACCCATTTCTTGGTGCTCGACCTCTTCAATGATTTCGATGTACTTGTCGAGGAAGTGGCGGGCTTTCTTGAGGTCCTGAAGCCCGTTCTTGTTCTTGTGACGCATCACGTACTTCGTGATTGCCGCCTGGAAGTAGTCCAGCTTATGGAACCGGACGATGTCCCAGTGCTCCTGGGCGCGGGGGTCGAGCACCTTGTAGTGGGTACCACCGACCTGGGTATCGTTGGCTCGGAGTTGTTTCAGGTAGTTATCCTGAGGCTTGATATATGGATCACTCTTGATGGTGGACATTGGATACAACCTGATGGTAGAATTGCTCGGAGGCTGTCGATGGAAAGCCTAGCTCTTTGAGGTATGCGATACCTCGGTTACGGATGGGGACCATATGTGTATTCCCCAACTGTATCTCGGTCGTGGTGAACATGACTAGCTCCATCATGTCCGCCCACTTTAGCAGCTGATGCTCGTATGCGTTCAGTTCCATATCGAGCCGGTGGGTCTCATTGAAGTCCTTCTCCACCTCGTCCAGCGCGGCGCCCAGCTTGGGGTACGCCCACTTGATCGGGGCGGGGATGTCCCCTGACGACGCTTCAGCCATATCGTGGAACGCCGCGACATGGAGAAGCTGAACGCTGGGCTCACAGATCTGGAGCAAGATTGAGATGACCCCCCACGAATGGTCGGCCACCGTCTGGTCCTGAATCGTCCGCACCGTGTGCCAACGCTTGACCGCGCCAGCGTTGTAGAGCTTGCGCGGGTACTTCATTTGGCGCGCCTTTCGAGCCACTCACGGCAGGCGATGGACCAGTCTTCAGCTTCGATGTAGTTCGCTTCGGCCAGGGCCTTATGGTAGTCCCCGTTCTTGTAGTACATCCAGCTCGTGTACGCCCTCATAACGGTCTCAGAGAGGAACCGGATCTCAAGGACAAAGGACGCTGAACGCTCAGGGCGGATGACCCACTTACAGAACATCTCACACGCGTACAGGAACCGCGCAGGACGCTCGTCATCCTGAAGAATCGGCACCGGCTCGATATGCGTGTAGTAGTCGGTGTACTCGGTGGCGCGACCCTCCAAGAGTGGCTTATGCCGGTCGTACATATGCCAGTCGTTACTGAACTGGCGATAGATACCCACCCTGAACCCAGCCGCCAGCGCAACGAACTCGTGGAGCATCGAGAGGTGGACAGCGTTGGCCCCGTAGCACCCCCAGATAATGTCGTTGGAGCGATTCGTGACCGTCATATCAAGACGACCGTTGTCCACCGAGAAGTAGATGGCGGTGTTACAGGGAACGTCCCTGGTACCCGCCACGACTGCTTCTATGTCCCTACGGGCGTCCCACATATTGATGATTGCTCGTCTGGTCGTCGGCTCGTGCTTCAGAAGAGAGATCACCCAGGTAATCTGATCGTGGCCGAACCAGTGGCGCCAGCGGTAGCCGTATGCGCCCCGGAGGACGACCCCGTCATCGCTGAACTGGCCGATGGTCGAGTTGAACTTGGCGACAAACTCGATGTCGTCCCGACCGGCGAACATCCAGATCGCTTCCATGAGGTGGAAGAACGGGTTGGCGTCCCGCTTGGGGTCAAACAGCACGCGTTCCGTAGGGTGCGTGTACTCAGTAATGACGGGGCCGGGAGCGCGCATAGCGCCACCGTTGCGGGACATGTAGGGCTGACCCACCGAGTTCATAAGCCAGAGAGCGTCGTGGTAAGCCCCGTTTACGTTCCGGGCACGGATGACATTGGTCACTTGCAAGTTTCCTTCAGAGAAGCGTTGAGTTCAGCTTTGATACGAGAGGCTTCCACCCCGCGCCATTGGGCCACGTTGGAGAGGAAGTAGAGAACAATGTTCTCGCCGTCTTCCAGACCGTACTTGTCGGCGGGGGAACGCATCGTCAACATGGCCTGAACGTAGGGCATACCGAAGATGACGTAGCTGGGCCGCGGTTTGTTTGCGTTAAGAACCACCGACGACCACAGCGTGAGAATCTCCGCTGCGATCTTGTTCAGTGGGCGAGGTGTTTCCATGGGGTTTCCTTTCAGAGTTGGTAAGCCTCTATTATAACTCGAATCGGGGGTCATTAGGGAAAATCGTATGACTCGGCAGCTACCCCTACCGGGCGGGGTCCGACCCCGAAAAGACCAGGGCCTGGCAAGCCCTGGCACGCGATTTTAGACGACTTCTCGGGTAGGGTAGGGGGTAGGTACTAGGCGGGGCGATAGCCCGATTTAGGCCGGTATACAAGGTGCTTGGTCCGGTAGTATTTATTGAACTCGCAGAGGCAGTTCTGCGTATTCTGGGCGCAAAGATTCAGCCCTGTCTCCACCCTGATCCGCTCACGAACCTCGTTGACCTCCCGTATGAACTGGTTAGCACCTAACGCAGCCGTGAGAGGGCGGTCATAGAGGATATTGAGACCAATGGTTGACCCCGGACCCACACCGCACCACGTCATCCAGTCGGGGGCGTCCCACAGCTGTGGGGTGCGCTTCAGATCGGCAACGACTTGGGCGCTGAGGAACGTACCAATGCCAGGAGACTTGACCCGATCAGCCGCCACCGCGAGGGTATCTTTGTAGTGGACTGGACGACTGAGCAACTTCTCGTTCACTTGGTCAAGGACCCGAGCGATGATTGTCTCTTTGTCCTCCCCTCCTTCAGAGTACCCCCCTGTGATCATGTAAGCGCTGGTCCATACCTTGGCCCCATCGGCTTTGAGTTCACGAATGGTATTGATGAAGTGGTTACGGTCCCAGTAGAGTGGGTAACCCAAGGCTTCAAGGGTCGAGGGGAGGTTGACCATACGGGCCACTGTTAGAGCGAACGCCAGGCCCTGGTGCTTAAAGTGCGGGATAGACCAGTTGGTATGGATCCACCGGGTCACGGTGTCATCGTCGCGGTTCACGTTACAGAACCTGTACGCCGCCAGGATGGGGTCGTTGGTCCACGGACGAGGTTCACCAGCTTCCTTCTTGAGCCGGATTTCCTCACGCTCCGTGACCCAATAGATGAGTTCGTCTGTATGGATCACGGCAGGAGCCTCAAGAGTTGGGTCCTGAGGTCGCCTTCGTGATCTAGCGTGATCGTGCGGTGCCCCATACCTGTCACCCGCTTCTGGAGCCGGACGATAGTCTGGTGCTTGTCCCGGGTCAGCTGGGGGTTGAACTTATTTGTCGACCCCTGGGCCGCACGACGCGCTTCCACGCGCTCCAAGCAAGTCTCGATCGGCGTGTCGAGGAATGCGTACACATAGTCCTGACCGTACTGGAGAGAGTGTGTTCCCATTGCACCGTAGTAGGTGGACTGGAGCAGGCCCTCGAACACCACGTGGCCCAGCTTGGCGTAGAAGTCCACGAGCCGCATGACCTGCTCAGCGGAACTGACGGTGTCCACACCCCCGCAGTTGTTCTCGTATGACCCCAGGACGTAGATGGGCTTCTCGGTCAGTCCCTCCAGGCAGTAGGCCTCAATCTTTCCCGCAGTATTGCGGAGGCTGGTAATGCCTGAGCAGTAGTCCATGAGCTGTCTCACGGCGGTGGTCTTGCCAGCGCCGGAGCAGCCGTGAAGTTTTACAATGGTCACGGCTGGTTCCCCTTATAGCAGGTCGATCAGGGAGTGGAGTTGCTTACGCAACTTGGCGCGCTTGTCCTTGGCGAACTCGGGGGCATCCTTGGCCCCGACAGCGTCGGTGATGTCCTTGGCCAGTTTGGCGAACATACCGTACTGCTTCAGTGCGTGGGTCAACGTCAGGATGGCGATGTCGGCAGAGGGGGCGCAATCGACCTTGGCCGCGTCCTCGATGGTCTCCACCAGCTGTTCTTCGTCCAGGAGTTCCATCCAGGCTTCGCGCTTGTAAGACTTGGGCTGTTCGGTCTTGAATATCTTGGCTGCGGCTTCTTCATTCTTACGCTCCACCACACGGCGGATAGTACAGCCGAGGCAATTACATTGGTCTTTCTCGTGACCGTAGTGGGTCTTGTCCATTTCAGGTTTCCTAAAGTTAATGGTTGATACAGGGATACCGTGCTTTGTTAAGCGAGTTTGACCTCCACTGGTGAGAACAAGTAATAGCCAGCCCCACCACCAAGGGTGTGCTTCACGAGCTGGTAGCCGTAGGTTTCGCGCATGTATTCATCGAACAACTCGTGGTAGTTCTCACGCGTAACCTGCTTGCCGAAGCGTGCCTGATAGATCGGCCAGTGGTTAGCAAGGTGAATCCAGTACCACCCAACGTCTGTAATCTCCCAGTACTTGGGGCGGGAGTCAGCGATGCGCTTCAGAAGGGCTGCCCGCTGAGGTTCGCGCCACATCTTGGGAATCGTATTGCTCGGGAAGTCCATGAAAATCAGGTCTGCCGTCAGATCGATGGGGTCGTACATGTTTTGAAGCTTGAAGTCAACGTTGGGGCAGACGTAAGCCGTTTTACACGCCGGGTCGAGTTCAACTGTCGTCCACTTCTTCCAGTGAATGACGTCGTTGAGCGTGAGAGGAATCAACCCGATACCCCCGCAGAACTCAAGCACGTTATCAACGCGGATGTCCTTGAGAAGCTCGGCAACGCGACTGAGGTAGTTAGCCGTGGCGTTCTTCTGCTTGACGACGTAACCGAGTGGATGTCCCCCATCCAGCAGTTTCGGGTCGGCAACTACCCCATCGGGAAGGGTAATGGTGATCGTCTTATGATCCAATTTCAGTTCAATTTGGTCCACGTTAGTCCTTGGTTTGGTTAAAGTTCCGTGTACGAGCGAACCAGCAAGTACAAGGCATCCCAGGCATTTTTACCTGTGAATAGTGTTTCCCCCGATAGGGATAAGATGACCGACCCCCGTTGTTTGGCGACAATCTCCCCGCCGGGGGCTACAATGATGTAGAGGTTCCGGTCTTGGGGTGACGTGTAGTAGTTCCATCCAGGACCGGTGTAGCTCTTGGTTGTACCGTTGCGCTTACGCCAATGTACCTCTCGTTTGTCTTCAGTAATGCCAGTCATGCTTCTCTCGCTTGTAGTGGTGGGAGGGTTTCCTCACCGTCGGGGACACGGGACGGTATGGACCCCAGCTTCTCCATAGCGGAGGTTGAGCCGTGTTTGTACCTTCCGGGGGCGCCAAACTTCTCGTGGTGGATTTCGAGAAGGTCCATGCCGTAGTTCCAGAGCAACTCGTAGTTTGCTCGGGATTCGCTTGCCCAGAGTACCCACTTATCAGATCGTGGGTAGGGCTTATGCGCCGTGAAGCGAAGCTGAATTGCCGTCAGTACGCAGGCGATGTGGACGGGCATACCGATTACATCGTCGTCCGGCATTGCTCGGAGATCGTCCATGGTATACTCGGGATTGAGGTATATTTTGATCGGTTTCATAACTTCTATTATAACCTGTTTTTAACTGTATAGGGAAATTAACGCTTGATCTAGCTTGCCCTGTTCAGCGTCCTTGTCGGTCAGGGCCTGAACTACAATGTAGTCGTTGGTCCCCTGTCCCAGGAGCATATGGCACTTAACCACCGGTGAGTTCTGTCCCTGACGCCAGAGCCGGGCGATAGCCTGAAGCCAGAGCTCAAGGTCCCACGTAATGCCGAACCAGCAGATGTCCGAGCACGATCCCTGTAGGTTGAGTCCGTGTCCCGCCGACCGGGGGTGACCCACCAGCATTTCGATCTTGCCTGCGTTGAAGTCCTCGATGATCTTGTTGATATCCTTGGCCCCAGAGATCATGACAGCATTGGGGAACTTCGCCTTGATACGGTTCGCGTCTTCGATGAACTCGTACATTACCAGTAGGGGGCGACCCTGCATAGACTCCACTAGGTCTTCAAGAGCGTCCATCTTAGCGTCGTGGAGTACGTGTGCCTTCCCCGCCACCTCTTGCGAGTACAGGAAGCCATTTGATATCTGACGCAGCTTGATTCCCAGAGAGGCTGAGCTCAAGGCCCTGACCTTCTCCCGGCCCAAGGACAGGATAAAGTCCTTCTCGATGGTCTTGTACTGAGCCATAGCCTTCTCTGGCAGCTTGACGTATATGGGATTGAAGATCAGTTCCGGCATCTTCAGATGGTCTTTGGCCCGCATTCTTAGCAGGTTCTTTGACACCCGTTTGTAAATGTATTCTGCCGACCCTGGGTTCATGACGTATGCGTAGGCAACGCGTGGGTGGGGTGACATATACATCTGACGGAAGTGAGTGATGTACTCCCCCAGCGAAGCACCGTTGTCGATGACGTACATCTGACCGAACAGACCCTCCAGCCCGTTGGGGGCGGGAGTACCCGTAAGTATTACACGACGCTTAAAGTACTTGAGCAAAGGCTTTAGCCACTTGAATCGTAGAGTCGATGGATCGGCAAAGCGGGTCGATTCATCGATGACTAGCATATCGAACCCCCACTTGTTAGCCACTGATCCGTGGAGGGCGGTCGTTACCTTGTTCGGGTTGAGTACCTTGTACAGCGCCTCAGGATTGATCGTGTACACGTCGTAGTTCTGCTTCAGGAGATAGTTGCGGGTGTTGTCGTCCTTCTCCGTCAGGTCGCAGACCTTCAGGTGAGTGAAGTCTTCCCACTTCTTTGCTTCCGATGGCCACACGTTCTTTGCTACCCGAAGTGGGGCCACCACTAGGGCCTTCTTGATCTCCCCCTTCTCCCTGAGGAGTGAAATCATTGCGAGGGTAGTGGATGTCTTGCCCAGACCGGGGTCAAGCATAAGACCTGCGCCCGACCGGGCCAGCGCAAACTCCAGCGCCTCAAGCTGGTACGAACGGGGTAACCAGGGTACTGCTTTTGACATATTGTTTCCAATCTTGCTCGGGAGGGAGAAGGCGACACAGCTCAGGGAAGTCCTGCATTTGCTCGTGCTTCTCGTCAACGTCATCCCCTATCGTATGACTACCCGTGATGAAGTAGCCCTTGATCATACAGAGTATGGTCTCTGCCTCGGGGTAGCCGCAGTGACGATTAGGGGCACCCTGCGCCGGAAGGGAGTCAATTGACTTCGTGACGTTCTCCACGGCCTGTGTCAAAGTCCAGCCGGGGAAGACAACAGCTGCGCACTTCCGGGGTTCGTCAGGCATACCCTTCAGAACGTCGGTCATGGTCAGGCTGACGGGGCGTTCCAAGCAGCGGTCGAGTATGTCCATTGCCTTCCAGATGAAGTATGGTCCAATTTGACAGCCCTTGAATCTGGTCTCGACATTCCAGGTGAGTTCCCTGAACGTGGGGGCATGCATCTTGTCCCAGAACTGAATCGGGTTCCCATGGCGCCTCATCTGATGGATGGCGTCACGGCCCTTGTCACCCCGGAAGTGCCTGCGTTCTGTCCCACGGCTGGTAGTGTCGTAGGTGTCGTTGACGTACTCCCAGAACGAGCGATTGTCCGTGGCGTACATAGCCTTGGCCGCTTCGCCCGCATCGTAGAACATGAAGAAGTGGAGCGCATAGAGTTCACGCTTTCCCTCGTCCAGCTTGTACATCATGTCGTACATAGGGTCGAGATCACCCGTCAGTACCGTGTGCTCAGCGAAATCTTGCCAGCTATTGATGTTGATTGTCGACATATATTTTCCATCCACAGAGTATAAGTTTGGCGGCATTGAGGTCGTCGCATACCACGACGTCAAAGCCATCGGTTTTGAGCGTATCAATTGTATCTTGCTGTAGTGGTGTTGGTTTCTCCCCCTTCTGCTTGAACTCTACCATGAGGATATGCCCGCGGTACATGAAGGTACGGTCGGGCCACGAACGCTGGTTAATGATAGCCAGCTTTGGACCTTTGATACCGAGCGTCTTTGCGAACACCACGGCATCGGCCTCAATCTTTGACTCTAATACAGACATGGCCCGCCATTCTCTTTCTTGTACGAGCACCACCGGCAAGCTGAGCCGGGGCGCGGTTCCCACGTGTTGTCAGTCATCATCCGTTGGGCCTTGTCCTCCCATATGGGGATCATCTTGGGGAGCATAGCCCTGATAATGCTGCCATCCATCCCCTCGTAGCCATCGTCCATGTATATAGCGCTGGTGGCTACGCGGGTAACTTCAGGGTAGCGTAGCAGCCCCATAATGCCGTAGAGTTCAAGCTGTCCCCGATGGGAGTCATACATACGCCCCGACTTGTAGTCCTTGACGTAGAGGGTGTCCCCAGAGACGTAGTGTAGGTCAATAATAGACTTGACCCAGGCCTTGTCGGGGTCCTCGGTGGGTTCCCAGTTCTTGTCGAGCAGCCAGACTTCTTCTGTCTTGGCCTTGTATGTCTTAAATGTCTCCATGAGGGGACCGATCTTCTTGATCTCAGGCGGGCAGAAGTTGATCTTGCCGTTGACGTAGTCCTCCGCCATGGTGTGCATCCGGGTCCCCCGCGCCATTGCCGCGCTGGAGGGCCAGGGAAGATTGTCGATGTAGCTGTACTTCCACTTGGAGGGGCATTCCTCGTAGGTGGAGACGCTGGAGTACGACCACCGGGTAGGTCGCTTGATATCAGATTCACTCATTTATGCTCCCCATTTCATGCCAGTTCTGGCCTTGCTCGATCTCAACGATGAAGGGAACGTCAAAGTTGGGCAGACCCTCCATGGCCTCAGCTAGTACGATACATTCGCCTAGCAGTAGTTCAGGGTTGACGCTTATGACGTTCTCGTCGTGTACGGTCATAAGGAACCGACCGGCGTGTGGTTTCTCGTGATACTCAATGATTGATTGTTTCGTCTGGTCTGCTGCGGTCCCTTGAATGAGGTGGTTGACAAGCTTATAGTTGAAGGTCCAGCTGGAGCCGTCAGCGTTGATCTTGGGGGTCTGGACAGGGATAATTCTCCCTCCCCAGGTCTTGACTTGGCTACGTGACTCGACAGACCGCTGGAAGTCCGACAGGCCGACCATAGCCTTGAGGTAGCCGTTCTTGATCTTGCGCCCCTCTTCCATCGGGACCCCAAGCTGCATGGACAGGGCAGATACCCCGGCGCCATAGATGAGCGAGAACCCGGTGATCTTAGCCTGCTTACGCTTGATCGAGAGGTGGGCTACCTCCTGTACCAACCGAGCGGCTACCTCATGGAAGTCAGCGCGGGGGTCGTTGTTATAAATCTCCGCTGCTTTACCTTCCGCGAAGTGGGCAAGAATCCTCATCTCCTGACCATTATAATCTGCCGCCACCAGCACTTCCCCTTCCTCTGGTAGTATGTATACGCGCATGAACGGTAGTGGTAGGAATCCTGCCAGTATTCCACTATAATCGAATTCAAACTCGGTAGGCACATTCTGTAGGTTTGGGTTCGAGCACGATAGGCGTCCAGTGCGGGTCCCGTAGTTGTCGCCACGTACAGAGTTCCAAGACGGATGTAGTCTCCCGTCACGCTCAGATAGGGACAGCCAGGGACGCATGAACGTACCGAGTAGGGTCTTGAGAGCCCCCCGGTATTTGAGAAGATCGAGAAGTTCAGGGTCATCTTTGATCGCTTCCTGTAGGGCATCCTGAGCTGTGGACACTCGCCCAGTCGGGGTAAGTCTGAGTTGGTATCCTGCGTCCACTAGGGCCTTGGCTACCTGGGCGGGTGTATCAATCTCCACGTTACCCAACCGGGCCTTGACCGCTTCGTCGCACTGTACCTGCATCGCCTCATAGAGGGGGATATCATTGGCCAGCCGATCCCGGTCAACCCGCACGCCGTGCCGCTCTGCCTCGTACAGAATGGGGGCCAATTTGATCTCACGGGCGTAAGCCTCAAGCATGTTACGCTGGGCTATGATCGGGTAGAGGTGTTTGAACATCTTCTCCGTGCGCTCGGTGTCCCCATCCGCGTACTTACCCACGAGATTGCCGGGGGCCTTGCAGATATGTGCTCCCCAGTCTTTGGTGTTGTAGGGGATGATACGGTTGGCGTAGAGCCAGTCCCTGACGGCATCGCGTTCGTCGGGGGGCATGCCAAGGATACGCTCACTTGACGGCTTCAGGGATACCGTGGATGCGAGGGGGTCGTACAAGTAGATCAGGTACATCGTATCGTGCCACTTCTCGGGCCACTTAAATCCCCAGTGCTCCATCGCGACCCCGATGTCGAACTTGCCGTGATGGAAGATCAACTCCTGGTCCCAGTAGCGAGCCAGTTCCTCACGGGCCTGCTCTTCAGTACAGTTGTTCTCGGTGGGATGACCCCACGCGAGGTAGTTACCGGGGGCGTCCATCGGTCTAATGGACACCCCTACGGGTTTTGGCGACAGACCTGAGCCGAAGTCAATTGCTTCGGTTTCAAAGTCAACGGTCACAAACATTGAGCCCCTCCTGTTTCATGAGCTTGGCGAGAGCGACCATCTTAGCGACTTCAGTGAAGTAGCTGACGGGGACGCCGACCAATTCGCAGTAGGACTTCGAGTTGATTTTGTCAATCTCTTCTGCGTTCTGGAGGGTACGCAGGTGGAACATAGCAGTCTTCTGCAAGTCTTCAGCGGCCTCCATAATATCCTTGCGGATGGATTCAACAAGTTCAGGGGACATGGTTTAACTCCGGTGACGATAAAACCCTATTATAAACGAAAAAGGCCCCCAACGGGAGCCTTTCGAGTGGGTAGTAATGAGCTTAGAACTTGCTCTTGCCACCCTTTGCCGGCGCGGGTTCAGCTTCCTCGTTGGCCGGGTACGGCTGGAACATCTGCTGACGGATGGAGACGTGCTTGTTGTACAGCGCTTCCATGGTCTCGTCACCCTGAATCTTGTCCAGGATAGTCCAATGGACCTGGAACAGCGACGTGGGGTGAGGCTTGACCGACAGCCGGGCCTTGACGCCGAACGGATGGGTTTCAAGAACCTTGGTGCACTGGTTCACGAACTGCGAGAAGTTCTTGATGCTGGTCACCGGAATCTTGCACATGATCACGTTGGCCTTCTTGATACCCTCCGGTCCCTTGGCCAGTTCGTCAGCTGCCATGATAGCGATGCGGCGGGTGTTCTTGCATGCCTTCCCACGGCCACCGTCAGGGTCAGAACCCCATTCGTTATGGGGGCAGCAGCCATCCTGGCCCGAGATACCACACTTGGGGGACTGAGGCTCTTCACACCCGTCCATCGGCTCAAGGTCTTCCTCGATGCGGCCCAGAGCGTAGCACATCGGGGATGCGGTCTTGGCGGGGTTGTACTTCTCGCGGAACATGCCGTTCTCAAGCAGGAAGTCAATGACCACCACGTCCAGCTGATTGCCTGGGATGAGGTTGTCGTCGTAGGTCATGTTCCCGCCCTTGAAGGAGAGGAAGCCACCCTTGGGCGCCTCGGACGCTGCGGCCTGCTGAGTGACCGCGGCCATCTTTTCCTTCCAAGTCTGGATGTCGTACTTGGGCTTGGCTTCGTCAACGACGGTGCCGGCGGCGGGAGGGGTCTTGTCTTTGGAGGTCATATGTTACCCGATCAGAGTTACGTTAATGGAGTCTTTGGTGGTTTTCTCCACCCCAGGGAGGACAACGCCGGCGTCCCAACGGAGCTTGACGGCGCTTTCAGTGACCCGCTTTTGGAGCAGATCAACAGAACCGGTTGCTTTGATGTACTCAAGGAGTGCCGGCCAGTCTTTGACGTTGGCGGCAGGCTTGGCGGTACGCGTGATCACGAGATTGGAGTCCTTGAGTTCGTAGAGGTCACGAGCGTTCAGCTCTTTGGTGATCTCATACATCAGGTCGTCTTCCTCCTGCTTGAGGGCATCGACCTTCTTTTGGAGAGCAAGACGCTCAGCGCGCTTGGCGTAGAAGTCAGTGTAGATTGACATGGGGTACTCGTTACAGGTTACGATTAGAGCCCCTAGGGGCCGTTTTTAGTCGGCCCCTAGGGGTAGCCCTTACCCGGCCCGGAAAACGGCGGGAAGCGCGTGTTCCGGCCCTGGGCGGGGCTGGTTAGCGGCGACCTTTACGCTTCGTAGGGGCGGGAGCTTCCTCAGCCGGGACATCTTCGGGAGTCGCTTCGGTTTCAGCTTCGCCGGTGGACTCCGCAGCCGCTTCTTCACCTTCGGTGTTCGGCTCGATGGCGTCCCCGGATTCGCCGTCAGCCTCATCTTTCTTGGGACGCTTCGGGATGTAGTACGACTTGCGCACTTCCACTTCGTCACGGAAGAGATAGCCCTCGGGGAAGTCCACGGTCAGTTCGGCTTCAGCCTCCACCGTGCCGGCGAAGTAGAAGCTGTCGTTGTTGACCATCACGTACACGTAGGCATTGCCCCGGCCAGCGGTGGCCGCAGCCTTGCAGTCCACGCCGTTGACCTTGACGTTGAAGGTATTGGCCTTGACCGGGAAGGCATAGCGCAACAGCGGCTTTTCGGTGCCGTCAGCGAACTTGACGGTCAGGGCCGGGCGGCGCACGACAGGGGCTTTGGCCGGTGCGGCAGTTTCGGTGGAGGGGGTCTCAGCAGCGTCCGTGGATGCGTCGTTGGGGGTTTCGTAATCGCTCATGATTTCAGTTTCCTATCTTATGCCCAGAGGGCGAGTGGTTCCCACCCCAACGGAATTGTCGGGGTAGGGGTCTATTATACCTGACCCGCGAGGGGACAGGTATAAATTTCGTTTGCCCTATAGGGCGTCTATGCGGGATATGCTTTCGTTACAAGTTACGGGTTGGTTTCCATCCCCTTCCGGTGGGGCTAGACGTATTATAGTCTGAAATCTATTGCCAAGAAGTGCTATCGTTTGGGGGCAGCTAATAAAGTTTCTTATGGGGGGCGATCAGGTTTATAATAGGTACGGACCCGCGAGGACCACCCCATAACAAAAGAAAGCCCCCACCGTTTCCGATGGGGGCCTCAAAGTTGGGACGAGTGGCAACTGCGATTCCCAAAAAGTAACAAGTACAAAGTAACACGTAACGTAATGTCCCGTAACATGCAACCCGCTCAAGCACCGTCACTTCGGGTTCTATTATACCCGAAAGCGGCGGATACAGTAAACCTTTTTCGACTGCTTTCGTATGCCAATTTCTATTGTCTCAAACCCATTTGAAGAAACAATTCAAACATTCTCCCGCCGTGGGCTGACGCCCGATGAGGTCAAGCAATTGGGTCTACGTATAGTGACGTGGACCCAAATGACGGAGGAAACACGTGTAACCGTAATCCCAAAGTCTCAAGCTGAGCGTATTCAGTACTACGACCTTATGGGTCTGCCCCTCACGTTCGACAACGGTACGATGGGGGTCCGGTTCCGGCGCAATATACCCGAGGGCAAGAAGCCAAAGTACATCCAACCGTCTGGGGCCAAGGGTTCTATTGCGTATCTGCCTCATATTGATACCATCCCAGAGTGGAGCGACATCGCTAAAGACCCAACGATGCCTATTGTCCTCGTGGAAGGGGAGTACAAGGCTATCGCTCTTTGTAAGCAAGGCGTACCAACCGTGGGGTTCGGTGGGGTGTACAACTTCCGTAACTCCCGCAAGACTACGTTGGCGAAGCCTCTAGACCAATTCGTAATGGAGGGGCGTAAGGTCGTCATCTGTTACGATGCCGATGAAGCGAGTACCAAGGAAGAACCTCTCAAGCCTTATGTTCGTAAGGCTATGGAGACCCTCGGTATGGAGTTGCGGAAGCTCGGGGCGGAACCTGTAGTATGGTCCCTCGCGCGTACGCGCATATATATTCCGGGGACAAAACTGGGGGTTGACGACTTCCTAGCGGCAGACGGTGATCTTGAAGACTTGATCTCAACAGAGACAGCGTTCGAGTGCGACCCGCAGCTTACCGAAATGATGGACACGTACGCCATCTACACCGGGACCCGCGAACATATCTTGAACCTGAAGACTGGCGATACACATAGCTTGCCCGGCTTTATGAACGTCATTACTGCCGACAAAATAGTCGAGAACGAGGATGGTAAAGTAATACGAGTGGCTACCCGCTTCATGCAAAGTAAGGACCGTCCGTGGTTTAACAAATACATATTCGACCCGAACCGTACTATGGGCCTTGACTTAGAGGCTCGCACTTACAATTCGTGGGACGGGTGGGATACTGTAGGCGTGCGGGACGAGGCTTGGGAACAGGTCTACAAGAAGTTCATGCAGAAGATGTGCGGAGAGCATTGGGAGTACGTTGTCTCGTGGTTCGCTCATATTGTCCAAAAGCCGGGGGAGAAAACAACGATAGCTCTGGTCTGTACATCCACCGTCAACGGGTCGGGTAAATCGATGATGGGTGAGATTCACGGTGCTCTGCTCGGGGGGCGCTACATCAACACTCCCCTGGAGCGTATATGCGACACGAAGTTTAACGGGCAGTTGGAAGGCAAGATGCTAGCCCACTCTGATGAGGCGGGAGCGTTCTATAGTGGACTTGAGGGTACGCTCAAGGACGTAGTATCGAACAACGTCATTACCATCGAGAATAAGGGGCAAGAACCTAAGATAGTTGGTAACTATATGCGAGTCTTCATTACCACGAATAATCGTAGGCCAATGAGACTAGACGCGAACAACCGTCGTATGTTTATCTGGTCCCCCAAGGTGACGCAGGCAGAGGCCAAGGGAGAGTGGGGCCAATGGGTAGCCGACAAGGATGAGGGCGTCAAGGGGCTCAAAAGTGGCGAGGGGCGCGAGGCACTGATGTACTTCCTGATGAACTGGGATCTCTCGCAGTGGGACCCGACCAAGCCCGTTCCCGTAACCGATGAGATGATGGACCTAGTTGACGCTTCGCCAACGCAGAACGAATCGGTGGGGACCGAACTGTATGAAGAACTCGTAGCCACCGAGAAGCGCTGGTTCTGGGTAGACCCCGCGACAACTCGTAAGAGCAAGACGATCTTCCACGACCTGACTCTGCTCGTCAAAGAAAATGGTGGACAGAAGCTCAAAGCCTCCGTTATGAGGGGCGGCAAGACCGTCAAAGGCTACCTCTATGTCGTAGGACAACACTACAAGACACGGGTTGATCCTAGTGACGGCTCTTACTGGCTGGCGTCTGGACAGATCGAGAGCAAGGACCTACTTATCAGCGGGACTGAAGTAGAGCAACTTTACACGAGCCTTGTCGAGGGTATCAAAGGGTCCACGAAGTACTGAACTGGGTTGATGTATGAAATTAGCAGCGTGTGCGTGGGCAAAAGGGGCCGCATATGCTATGGGAAATTACCTGAAAATTACCTGGTTTAGAGCACCAGGTAATCGGGGCTTACGAGGGGGAATTACCTGGATTACCTGGATTACCTACAAAATTTATTCTTAGCGTACCTAGGGCTACTTTACGTAAATATTTTCAGACTAGGCCCACCAGGTAATAGGTAATAAAGGTAATAGTTGTTAGCTAGCAGGGGGAGTGATATTTGCCTTCCCTCGCTGCTCGACAAACAGGTAACGGCCAGGTAAAGTTCATAAAACTGTCGGGTAGGGACCATTAAAACCTGCTGGGACGCGCATAAAACTGTCGGGTAGGGCCCATTAAAACCCCCGACGACGCGCACCTGCGTGCTGATGTTTCCCCTTTCGGGGCAGTATGTTCCCTGCCGCACATCACACCCAATCCAGTTCATTTGCTGGTCCCATTAGTCACAATCCAATCAATTTATGAACCCCCCATAAAGCACTTCTAGCGCACGCAAATGTGGGGCACACAGCTGCTCAGCATCCCTGGTGGTGATGTACACCCATGTGTACGTAGCATACCCATACCCCCATGTGTATCGCACGCAAATGCGTGTGCCGGCTCCTAGCGTGTTTTGCCGGCCACGTCTATAGGGGTTTCCCCTAGTATAAATTAGGGGTGCCACTCTAAAATAAATCGCGTGAAACACGCGTGAAACACGCGTTTTTCACGTTATAATACCCTCGGTGCGATAGAAACCGAATTCCCGGTTTCACGCAACCACGGAGAAATCTCATGAGCTACCTTTTCTTGGCTAACGCATCCATCGAAATCACCACCGCCGCAGGCATCGCGAAGACGTATGACGTCAAGGTCCGTTACTACAAAGTCGTGCCTAAGCGCGCCCCCAACGGGCTTCTCACGGTCGATGGCGCAGCCCCTACGGAGTTTCGCCTCACTCGTGGCGCAGGACTCGGGAGCGTGCCGAAGTCGTACGTATACTTCATGTATGGCGAACGCACGGCCTACGCAGAGCTGAATGACGAGGCATTCGCATCCATCGTGGGGTCCACGGTCAAAATCACCACGGTCGCCCCGGTGGCTGCAGAAGCCCCCACGGAGGCACCTAAGGATGCGGCCCCTGCGCCCGTAGAGCCAGCGCCTGCCGTCAAGGCAGAGCGCAAGGCTCGCCGCGTCAAGGCGTAACCCGCAAGGGGCATACGGCCCCTTCTAGCCCCTGCGCCAGCCATGGCCCAGGGGCTTTGTCTCACCCAAGCACCACACTTGGGTGTGCCATGCTGTGTTGTGCTCCGAGCGAAGCGAGGCTATTAAATGGCTGTTTAGATGCTGGATTGTGGAGAAAGAGGCGGGGCGGGGTGGGTCGCGGCGGGGCTGGACCACGACTTAGACCTGGCAGGTTTTTTGTGTTTTAGCAACCTAGATGTGTCGATTTTCAGGGGTTTTACACCACCAGCTCATTAATTTTACACATTTTCTATGGAATCTCTATTATAACCATAGCCATTTCTGTGATTCTTCGCCTACCTAGGTGCGCGGGCCGACCCGACTTTTGCCAGGAATGCCTATGATTATAATAGAATATCACTAAATATTTGACTTTACTTGCCCCGGAAACAGGTTTATAATCGGCTGCATGACCTCCACCCCCCTCTCACCACCACAGGCTGTTGCTGATGATGACCCCCTTAAGCAGTTAGCCAATGAATTGGTCTCGGATGACGCCAAACTGGCGTTTTACACCGCCGTTTGCGACCAGAAGGACCAGACCGACCTCCAACGGCTGATGCAGCAGGGGCTGTTCGGCAAAAAGCTCCCCCCAGCGCTCAAAGGACAGAAGGCCGCCAATGCCTTCCAGCAAGCGTTTGAGTTGATTGGGGGCGTACCACGGCTCGCTCTATGGGCAGACAAGAACCCCTCGGCATTCTTTGCCCTCTACTCGAAGATGATCCCCTCAACCGTGAAAGCGGAGGTGGATACTACTTTGCGGATTGAGCTGAAGTATTCAAATCCAGCGTTCAATCAACAAGTTATTGATGCTACCCCGTCAGGGGTCGGCTTTAATGCGCCCCATCAGGACGTGACTGATGTAATTGATACCCCCCCACGCGATGTCGATTCTTGAATATACGGCGCGGCCGCAATTTATCCCATTCCACCAGAGGGTGGAGAGGTGGGCTTCCCTCAATACCCATCGGCGGGCGGGTAAGACTGTGGCTCTGATCAATGACATGGTTGAGAAGAGCTTCATGTGCCCCCACCGTAAGCCTCAATATGCTTACATTGGCCCGACATTTACCCAGGCCAAGCGTATCGCGTGGGTGTACGCGAAGGACTACACGGAGAAGTATTGGTCGAAACCGCCACAGGAGAGCGAGCTCAAGATCACCATGAAGAACGAAGCAACTCTGCACATCCTCGGTGCGGACAACGCTGACGCTCTCCGTGGTATGTATCTCGATGGCGCTGTCATGGATGAGTATGCCATGTTCCGCCCATCGGTATTCAGCCAAGTTATCCGCCCAGCACTGTCCGACCGCACGGGGTGGGGAGTGTTTGCTTCCACCCCCCGTGGCAAGAACCTGTTCTATCACACCCAGCAGCAGGCTGAGAAGGACAAAGCGTGGTACGCTCTGACCCTCAAGGCTTCCCTCAGTGGTATTATACCCCCCAGAGAACTTGAAGAACTGCGCAGGCAGATGGACCCTGAAGAGTTTGCGCAGGAGTATGAATGCTCGTTTGACGCGGCCCTCAAAGGCGCCATCTATGCGGCTGAGGTTGACCTCATGTTCCGGGAGCGCAGGGCGGTGCCCATTGGCGACCCCACTCTGTATGACCCCAACCTGCCTACCCATTTCGTGTTTGACCTCGGATTCACCGACGCTACCATCAGAATCGGTTGGCAAGTCAAAAACGGCAGGGTCAACGTGGTCTCGTGTAAGGCCACGACCGGGGTGGACATCTTCCAGCACATTGAAGAACTACATGAGTTTCCCGGTGAGGTTGGAGACGTGTGGCTCCCCCATGACGCCAAGGCGAAGAACCTCCAGACCGGTCTGTCCATCGTGGAGCAGTTCCTCAAAGAGGGTGTTCGCCCACGCATCGTCCCCTCCCATAAGGTGCGCGACGGCATCGCTGCTGCCCGCAGAATCTTCCCCACTATCTACATCGAAGAAGCAACGACAGGGGACCTCCTTGAGGCCCTGAAAGCATACCGCAGAGAGTGGAATGACGACCTCGGCATGTTCTCTGACCGACCCGTCCACGACTGGGCCTCTGACTACTCTGATTGCTTCCGCTACCTAGCATTGGTCTGCGATACTACTGTCGCCGTGACCCGACCCACACCCAACTCGGACCCCTACGATGTCCGCAATCTCGACAACCTCTTTCGTGACCACGAGTCAAAACTTGGACTCTACAGGAGAATATCATAATGGCCAGCGATTTCAGCACTGAATCCATCGAGAATCCGCAAGCAATGTCTCCCCAGGAGCGTTGGGAGGGGGAGATTGAGTCTGCGGAGAAGTCCCAGGACAAGTTCATCCAGCGGGGGCGACGAGTCACGCGGCGGTTCATCGACGAGCGTGATGCTGTCCAGACGACCGCCCACTGGTTCAACGTATTCTACGCCAACGTGGTTATCTTGGAGGCGGCGCTGTACGCCCAGCTCCCCAAACCCGCAGTCACACGCCGGTTCAAGGACTTCCAGGACGACCCGGCCCGAGTGGCCGCGCTCATAATCCAGCGCTCCATCACCCAGGACCTGGACGACCCACGGGATACCTTCGACTCCACCATGCGTCAGTGTGTCCAGGACCGTCTGGTGCCGGGTTTGGCGCAGGCCTGGCTTCGCTTGGAGACGGACACCGAGGATATCCCTGGGGTTGAAGGTGTCTCCCCCCAGCCGGACATGGAGACAGAGGAAGTAGATGAGCAGGGGCCCACGGAAGCCCCCCAACGTATCACGGATCAGCGGGTGGTCGTTGACTATGTATTCTGGGAAGACTTCCTATGGTCCCCCTGCCGTGTCTGGGATGAGCGTCGGTGGGTCGCCCGTAAGGTGTACATGTCCCGTGAGGAACTGATCGAGCGTTTTGGTGCGAAGAAGGGCAAGCGGGTCCCACTCAAGAATCACTCCCGGTCGCTCCAGGACAACGTGCAGCCCTCCACCCCCAAGGAGGACATCCTCAAGAAGGGCACCGTGTACGAGATTTGGGAGCGCGGGACGCGCAAGGTCTTCTGGTTCGCCAAGGGTATGGATGAGCTTTTGGATGAGGTTGATGATCCCCTCCACCTGGTAGGCTTTGAGCCCTGCCCACGCCCCATGCTCGCGAACATCTCCACGAGCGACATGACACCGCGGCCTGACTACTACATGATCCAGGACCAGTACCAGGAGCTTGACCAGGTCAACAACCGCATTTCCATGCTCGTCAAGGCCTGTAAGGTCGTCGGCGTGTACGACAAGTCGGCTATCGGCGTCCAGCGCATGATGCAGGAGGGGGTGGACAATACACTCATCCCGGTCGACAACTGGGCGGTGTTCGCGGAGAAAAACGGCGTCAAAGGCCAGGTTGACTGGCTCCCCCTGGAGCAGATTCTCAAGGCTCTCGACCAGCTCAACCGCTCACGTGAAGCGATCAAGGCCCAAATCTATGAACTCACCGGAATTGCCGACATCGTTCGTGGAGCGTCTAAGGCGTCTGAGACACTTGGCGCTCAGGAGATTAAGGCGCAGTTTGCTGGTGTACGCATTCAGAAGCTACAGAATGAGGTCGCACGCTTCGCTGGTGACATTCTGCGTATTAAGGCTGAAATCCAAGTCAAGCACTTCTCACCTGAAATCTTGATCCAGAAGTCGAACATCCTGGTCACCGGCAACGATGAGTTTGTCGGACCGGCCATGCAGATGCTCCACACGGACGAGGGCTTCGAGTGGCGCATCCAAGTTACGGCTGACTCCATCGCCCAGGCTGACTACCAGCTGGAGAAGGCAGACCGCATCGAGTTCATGACCTCCATATCCGGCTACCTTGAGTCTGCGGGTCAGATCGTCATGCAGGCGCCGGAAATGACTCCCTTGCTGATGTCCATGCTGAAGTGGGCGGTCGCTGGGTTCCGCAACGCCAGCGAAATCGAGGGCATGATCGACAAGGAGCTTGACGCAGTCCTCCAGAAGCAGAAGGAGCCACCGGAACCTCCCCAGCCGACGCCTGAAGAGCAGAAGGCCAAGCTGGACATGGAGACAGCCCAGCAGAAGGCACAACTTGACACCCAGAAAGCGCAGCAGGATATGGCGCTCAAGGAGAAGCTGGGCGAAATGCAGATTCAGATGAAGCAGATGGAGCTTCAGATGAAGGAGCAGGAAATGATGCTCGACCTCCAGATGAAGAAGATGGACATGGCCATGGAACAGCAGAAAGCTAACATGGACATGAACCTGAAGCGGGAGCAGATGGCTCTCGATCTGGAGAGTGCCGAGCAGGCCCAGGAAGTGCAGACGATTCAGCACGCCCAATCGCTGGAGTTCTCCCAGCAGAACCACGAGCAGCAGTTGAAGCAGCAAAAGGCCCAGGCCGCGGCCAAACCCAAGGAGACCACCAATGGCAAGAAGTAGATGGATTTACATTAACGGTGAAGGGATACCCGCGGATGACTATGAAGCACTTGCCCGAGCACGAGGCCATTCGGCAGAGTCAGGAGCGTCTGTTAGGGTCATGCCAGACCTCCCTGACTTTGTCAGCCCCATTGACGGCAAGAGATACTCAGGCCGGGCGGGGCTGCGGGAGCATTGTGCTACCCATAATGTCGTCCCTGTCGCCGATTTGGCTGGACTCCCACCAAAACCTGCCCACCATGTTCCTGAACGCAGCCGCCAACAAGTAGCTGCAGACAAGCAACACCTCGCCCACATCATTAACTCTTACAAAGGTTGACCCCCATGGACCCCGAACTGAATGAACCCGTCGAATCTCAAGAAGACGACCGCCGCGCAGCAATCGAAGCGGCCTTTGAAGTGCACGAACCGGACCCCGATGGGGACGATAAATCGGCCCGTAGCGGGTCCGAACGGACCCCGGAGGGGGTAGCCCCTACCCCCTCCGAAAAGACGCCGGAAGACGCTGCTGGCAAGCCTGAAACGCCATCAGCGACCCACGCCCCCGACGCTACCGCCGACAAAGCCCCGCAGTCGTGGCGACCAGCTGAGAAAGCCAAATGGGCCACCCTTGACCCTGCTGTCCGTCAAGAGGTCACACGTCGTGAGCGTGAGATCACTACAGCCCTGAACGACAGCGCTCAGGCCCGTAGTCTGGCCCACGAGTTCGCCAATGCTGTCTCCCCATACATGGCTCGTATACAGTCGATGGGGGTACGCCCCACCGAGGCGGTTGCTGAGTTGTTCAAGGTGGATCATCTGCTGTCCACCGCCCCCAAGCAGCAACGCGCTCAGTTTATGGCGAAGCTGATTGCTGACTATGACGTTGACGTCGTGGCCCTCGACGCAGCCTTGTCTGGTCAGGCCCCCAAGGACGATGTACCCTCTCAGGTTGAGCAACTGCTCCAGCAGCGACTGGCCCCCTTCCAGCAGTTCATGGCCCAGCAGCAGGCTCGTCTTCAGCGTGAAGAGCAGGAGTCTCAGCAACGCACTGTACAAACCGTGGAATCCATGGCGCTGGACCCAAAGTATCCGCAGTTTAGCGAGGTCAGAAACGATATGGCTGACCTCATAGAAATATATTCTCGCCGGGGGGTTTACTTGCCCTTAGACGAGGCGTATAATCGAGCTATCGCGATGACTGGTGGGACCAATCAGGTAGTCGTTCAACAGCAAGCAGCGGAGGCAAATGCCCAAGCCCAGCGTGCTTTGAAGGCTTCTCGGTCTGTACGGGGTACACCGAACCTGGGTGGATTGAAATCAGTCGATGTGAATGATCGGAGAGCCACCATTGCGGCGGCGTTTGACGAACTGGGCGGCAGGTAGCGTTCAGTCATCTCAGACCCGCTGGCCAAGGTCAGGTAAACCGGGTCAGAGTGAAACCTTTGATTCAACCTTTTCTTGG